CTGCTTTCGCCTGCTCGTCCAGTTCCGGGTCGTTCATAGCAATGAGAACGTCGATGATTGCTCGAAAATCCGTTCTAATAGAAAAATCCACCCCACTTATGTTAAGCGAGGTGGGAAGCTCATAGGCGGTCATTTTGTATACTTCTCCGTATACTTATTGACTGCTGCCTGCATTTTCTTTTTTCTCTTTTCAATTTCCGGCGCGATTGCTTCTGCGATCTTGTCAAGTACGATGTAGGCGAATACCTGACCATTGCCGAATACAGTAGTCGCTGTGATCGGCTCCTTGAACAGGTCTTTTGATGCTTCATATCCGAGCAGATAGTTGATTTTGTCTTCGATCTGTTTGTTCAGTTCTGCCACTTCCTTACCAGATGTGACTTTTTGAATAGAGTTTTTAAGCTGGTCAAAGTACTCTCCCAGTTCCTCCGCACGTGCTGCTACATTGATATCAGTCGGGTTAAGCTTGAAAGAAGAAAAAACTTCGTCTTCGTTGTTGGTAAACGTGAATGTAAAAATTCCATCATCAATTTTGGTATTAATTACTTTTGCCATTTAGCATATCCTCCTTGTGTATGTGCTTATTCACTGTCAGCTGTGAATGTACCGGAACTGATATCAAATTTTCCTTTTACACGTTCGCCAACATAGTTGACAGTAAATGGAATCTGATAGCCAGATGTGTCACCGCCGTAGGAAGTCGGCACAACGTAGCAATCCTGCTGATATGCTTCATATTTGCCTGCTGTAGCTTCTGTCCAGAGATGAACCTCAACTGCTTTTGTTTTGAGGTTGTCGTCTTTGAGACGTCCATCTACAATCTTCTGTAACGCTGTGAACAGATCAGAAGTAGTGTCTGCATAGAACGGATCAGCGTCAGAAGAAACTTCATAGCCGTTATGCTTGAATGTGGATTCTCCGAGAATGTTTTTAGATGTTTCGGTATCTGGATTGAGTTCTACGTTATACTCTTCCAGATCTTTTCCAAGACGCTCATATTTCGGTGCCAGTCCTCCGCAGAGGGAACCTGCATCAATGTAATGAGCCATATATTTACGGTCAATCTTGCCTGTAACTGCCATAGAAATGTCCTTTCTGCCTATAACTTTTAAAAGGCTGTGTAGGTTAGCGACTATCTCCGATTGATAGCTGGTTGTTACTTGTTATATTACTTCATAAGTATTTTCGTAGCGTACCGTTAATGGTAATAACCAATCCTGTACACCACTCTCCTGTGGTTCTAAACCATAGGAATTATCACGGGTGATACGTTTTATCACTCGCCCCTGAGAAAGCTCAGGAAACGCATTTAAACGTGTCTCAGAGCCATTTATGATAACTGGTTCTCGGCATATCCATTTACCGAGATTATCTAGGAACTTCTGAACGGATAGCTTCTGCCTTTCCTTGTCGGATGCTGTGCGATATACCACGTAAAATGGGTACTGGCATACCTGGTGCATTACGCCACAAACATCTTCTTTTTCTGAATAAATCAAAGCTCCATTATCTGCCGAGAACGCAATTCCTGATTCCTTGCCAAGTTCTTCAAACTTGATTGTTTCATTTTCATACAGTCCCGGATACTGGTTCAGAAGTGCTTTCATGGCATCTGTCAGAATCTCGTATCCGGTTGCATCTTTTCCGATAGGTTTATCCGCCATGTCTGCCACCTCCTGCCTGTGCTTTTACCTTGCGAAGCCATGTGTCACCGTATTGTCGTTTTGCGGCATCAAACCAATGGGCTTGTGTCCGTGGGTGCGCTTGTTTGGTGTATTCCAGGTTCTCTTTTGCGTTTGTCTGACCGGAATACTGGCTAACAAGTACTTTTTTTGCTCCACGTCTTGCGTAAGGGCTTCCGGTTGATTCGTCAACCATTCCTTTTCCTTCGTACAGAAAACACCCATAAGGAGCCGCCGCCGCACACACTTTCCCAGTTCCTTGCAAGGATGTACTCTCAACTCTTGTTCGATTGATAAAGTCCCCTGTAATCATCGGCATGAACGGAACCATGCTGTCCATAACCATTCCATCAAGGAGATACTGAGCTTCTTGATACTGTCTGGAGAACCTGTCCATATTCAGCTTGATTTTCATATCTCCGTCAACTACAGAGAATCCTTTAAAATGATGAATCTTACTCATATTACTTACCCAGAATCTCAAAATGCGGAATCAGCGTATACGGACCGCCTACACTGGTAATCTTGAATACGTTATCCTTATTCTCGTTCATGTACTGATAGAATCCGCTCCGATAATCACCATCAGATACCGTTCCGCCAGTCCACTCACCCTCCCAGAAGAACGATTCGTCTGAGAATGTGATAGTATCTTCCAAAGCGTTGTTAATCTGCTGTTTCCACTCTTTAGGAGGCACATATGGGAGAATCTTACCGTCTCTATCAGCAATGGTTATATCGCCGTTCTGGACAATATAACGGATGTGTAACTGTGCGTTGTCAGTTGCGTCTGGTCCGTACTTTTTAAGGATTGCTCCTTTGTCGGTAATGAGGTCAACGCCGGATAAAACATGAGGATACCAGTACGCATCTCCAGTTGTTTTGCTTTCATAATAGTTGAAAACTGTTACTGTTTTGCTATACATGATACCCTCCTATCCTTCACATATTGCTTTTGAAAATCTGTCGTGAAACGCTTTAATTCTAACAATATTACCCTTACACTCTTCCGGCACTTTCCCGTAAAAGATAATGCTTTCTGGGTGCAACTTCTCAATCATGGCATTGTAACCAGAAAGAAACAGCCCTTTCTTTTTCTTTCCATTCATGCAACCAACAGAAGATACTGCAACTGTTCCACCCTCTGGCTCTCCATCGAAGCACCATTCATAAGAATCCGGTGTACTCCATGATATTGTTGGAATCATACGACAACCATATTCTTGCAGATATGCACCTATCCAGTGTTTGCGGTAATGGTTGTATATCTGGATGGCTTTAGGGAAATCGGTGTAGGTGCTGAAATCCGGTGTTAGAATGTACCGGAATTTGCTCAGCTTGTCCACGTACCTGTCTGGATTTCTCCATAGTGCGTCAAATTGGTAATCATCTAAGAAGAAATGAACAGCTTTCTCTTCTGGATTATTGCATTTTCCTCTGGCGTAATTAAAACCGACAAATTCACAGTTACCCTCGAATGTCTCAGGTTCTATCTGCGGTATACCATATTCGCCGACACCAGGGAAGATGCAGCGGTTCAGATTTTCATAGGCTATGCTGGTTGTTTTATCTGCCATAGGCTATCTCTTTCTTTTCATGGCTCTGGTCATAAGTCTGTTTCTTCTCGCTGTCTTCCTGTATGCCGAATTATCTTTCAAGCCCATGCCAAGTTCATAATCAGGACGGTTTGCATGTTCTATCTCTCTGGCTTTCTCTGTTTTGTTCCAACTAGATACACTCATTTTCTTTACAGTTGCGCCGTTGGATTCCACTCTTTTGCGAAACTCAGATGCAGACATGTTTAGTGGTGTTTCTTCGATATGTCCACCGATACCGCGCTGAAAATAGTTCTGTTTGCCTTTTCTGGTAAACTTGTATTCTGTTGTTTCTCCATTCATGGTAACAGAAAATGCGGTTTCTTTTGCTCCGCCCATTCCGCTGCTTCCACCACGTCCGCCCATAAAATCACTCTTTCTGCGCTGTCTGCTTAATAACCTGATTCACGCCGGTTGCCGACAATCCATTAAACATACCAACCGCAACTGCCGTTATATAGTCCGTTGCCGGGAAATCTGGGATAACTCCCATTCCGACCGCTCCGAGAATTCCACCAATAACCGCCATGATTACCGGAATCCATTCATCAGAAATTTTCTTTGATGCTTTACAGCCCATTCCTACGATGTAGCAAATCATAACGATTGCCACGCATGAGCCTAATGTTGAAATGTCCATTATTTATCACCCCTTAACGCCTGAATAGCATTCATAAAATCAGCTGTATTTTTAGCCATTTTCTCAACATTTTCAGGCTTTTTAAGTTCTTCAATAGTTTCACGGAATGCCTGCTTTACTTCGGGATTTTCTCTGAATATCTTTTTCATATTTTCCCTTGAACATTCAAGGCAAATGTCGGTACTCCAATGTGGCTTAAGTTCTTTTCCACACTGTCTGCATTTCATACTCACACCCCCGCATAAAGAATCGGTATTCCATCATCCGTCCTTACTCCCATTAGAATTGGTAAAGCTGTCTTTAAGAGTAAATCATTCGTTTTCTGTACATCTCCGGCGACAGCATACACCGCACTCCATTCCTTTACACTTGCTCCAATCTGCTGAGGTGTGGCATAAGAGACGGATTCACTGCCAGAACTTACAGATGTTACAATGCCTGTTGTGCTACCACCGGACCCAATTGCGGTTGACGTACCGCTCACAGCGGCATTGGTAGCATTCTTTTCAGCAAGCTCAATCTGATACATTAATTCAGCCAGTGAACAGACCGCCTTTTTAATACGTTTCTGTGAACGCTTATCAGCTGGCAGTCCGTCCACCAAATTATCAAATGTCAATGTATCAATAAAATCGCTGGCTCTGGCTGCCAGACGATCAAAGTCAGCTTCTGGCACGACATTGCCATAATAGGATTCTGTGTAAAAATCATAATCTGCATAAGCCATGCCAGTTACCTCCTA